ATTTATTCCCCTGCCTGTTTGCTTCATACTTGCGGGAGATTGTCCGCTGTGTATGAATAAGCTGTCGGTTGAGGTATCTCATACGCTTAGACCTGTTGATATTATGGAAGACGATTTGCTCGTCGCCATACGCTGCTGCGATTAGATCTTTTATGCCGAGGTCTATACCCATTGCCTTATCAGTCAGTACAGGCGCTTGGTTCTCGCGTTCTATACCGAAAGATAATATCCATTTACCGTTCTTATATGAAATACGAGGATTGCTGAACTTATGTCCGCGTCCCTGCGGTAAATCGAAATCGGTTTTGTATTTTACTTTTTTAAGTTTTTGAATTATGACCAACCCGTCTTGAAAATAAATATTTTCTCTAACCGGGAAATTTGGTTTCGATTTTTTTATGCTTTTGAATTTCGGAAATCTACCTTTCTTTCTAAAAAACTGCTCATAATCTTTCTGTAAATCTCTGCATGATATTTGTAAAGATGCGTTACTGACTTCATAAAGCCACTTATGCTCTCCGTCATTCTTTAACGGTGTGAGCGATCTTATCATGTCAAATGCAGATAGATGTTTTCCGGTTTGTTTATAGACTTCCTGCTCTTTCGCAAGCATGTAGTTCCATATGTAACGACAGGCTCCGATGTGTTTCCACATCAGTTCCTCCTGTTGCTTCGTAGGGTATAACCTGATTTTGTAAGATCGTATCAATTTCGTTGCACCTCCTTTCCGTTAAAAGAAGTTATATATAAATCAGCCGTAATCCTTGTCGTAACGGCAACAAGGAAAGGTAGCTACTCCCTGTCCGGCTGTTTATATCAGTAAGTTCACGGTTCGCTAATCCGTATAGGGGTCTTAACCCTCCTCCTGCTTTCACAGGAGCGCAGACTATATCTTCACCCTCATTCCGAGGGGCACACCACTTCGGGTCGCTTGACCCTACTCCCGCTCCCGGGATAGTCGTTGAACGTTCCGCTATTCGCGGCTTCGCTGCTGATTGCCCATTCCTTCAGCGTTTAGGTTTTAACCTTGCGCTATCCATACCCTTCTTTCTACTTTCGTCACCGTCACGCTCAGGCTTCTTTCATCCTCACGTTGTGGTGTGTATGGCTTTAGGGGTTCCCAGCAACTCAATGTGTAGTTTTTCGTGCAGATTACTCTACACGCGAACTATTTGTTGCGTAGCTGTTTTTGTTAATAAACAACACAGCAATACACAACACTTAATTCTTCCAAGTTCCGTATCGTTACCCTCTGCGGCACGCCGTTGATCAGCACCTCATGGCTGGCCAGAGACCGCGGCGTCTTATAACGCATATACCGCTGCGTATTGATCAGTGCCCGTTCTCTGTGCGTCCGCCCGTGCGCTTCCACTCTCGCGTTAAACGCGTCCCAGACGTCCATCGTTCATCACCCCGTACCGTTTCTTCAGTTTCTTACAAATGTCGATTGCCTTAAAAACTTCTGTTCGTACCTCCGCCACGTCAGGGTCGTGGTCGATCAGGTATTGCAATATCGCCATCAGGCTCGTCAAATAAGCGTCGTCCCGAAGTTCACTGAACAACGCCTCAAAACCCAACAGCTCATTACGGAGACTTTTTTCATATATCGCCAGCGTCTTCTCTCCGCTCTCCTTGATAGGAAGTATCTTGAAGAACTGGTTCACCAGCACACTAAGATACTTCTCCACCGCCTCATCCCGCACGGTTGCCCCGTTGATCGCAGTCATAGATGCAGCACCTTCAGGTCGCCGTGGTTGTACGAGTATTCCTTCATCATCTTCGAAAAATCCTTCTGGCACTTGCTGTACGCTCCCTGTACGCGGAACAGCAGTTCTGCGGGGGAGTACTGTTCGAAGTCCTTCGTGTTGATCAGATTCTGAAGGTTTTCAATGGTGTATAGGTGCGGAGACATCCATTCGCAAAGCATCCCTGCGGAAACGATATCGACGATCTCGTCAATATCCTCCTCCGGTACGTCTACATCGAATTCCCTGGCATCGTCGTCTCCGTTGGCGATGTCATACTTGCAGATCTTTTTAAACTTGGCACACGCCCGTTTCATAAAACCGTCAACAGTCTGCTGACGGGTCGGCGCATCCAGCGGGTAAAGATCATACCCTGTCGTCTTCGCCAAAAAAGCCTCTGTAAAGGCGTCATAAGGTATTGCCATAAACGCCTCCTTATCTCTCAATCAGCTCCACGCCAAGGCTTCTCTCCAGCGCGCCTATCACACTCAGCGAGTCGATCCCGCCTTCCGCGATCAGCTGCTTCGCCCTGTACACAACAGAACGCTTCTGTCCGTCGGAAAGCTTCGATACTCTGTCTGCGATCGCATCCGGCGTCTCGTCGAAAAGCCCGTCAAACCCATCGATCGTCAGCGCGCTGCGGTAATATTGCTCGACCCCGAGATATTCAATGATCTCGGGGTCGTCGATCATAAACCAGTTGTCGGTAAAGAATTTCTTATAAGTATTCTTCACATTTTTAAGCTCGCTCAGTTCCATATCCTGCTCGTCGCCGAACTCGTTCCAAATCCACTCTTCACCGGTGCGGCGGCTTCTGTAAACCAGCTTCCCCTGAAAACCGTTCCTGACTGGCACAATGGTAGCGGGGTCAAGGTTCTGCTTGACCTTGTACTGTCTTTTAGGTTCTGCCGCCGCAGTTTCCTTTACCGAACCGGCTGTTTTCTTTTCAGCAGGCTTTTTCTCCGCCGTTTTTTTCACAGCATTTTTCTTTGTTGTCTCTGCCATAAAAACTCCCTTTTATCCTTCTCCCTTATCAGGGCGTCATTTCGTATCTGCCGATACCGGCGTCACCAGCCACCACAATACCAAGACCGTACTTATGCATGTAGGTATACTCCTGGGTCAGGTCGGCGTTGTTCCACGGATCGCCGATATGGATATAGGCGTCGCCCTCGTTCACAAACTTGATAGGCTTCGCGTCGCCGGCAATAATCGTTAGTTTATTGTCGTCGAAAATAAAGTTCTTGGTGCCGGCTCTGTGACGCTGAGGCAGCTTCACGCAATCAGTACCATAGAACTTGCCGTAATAACCAAAATTATACAGGTCGCTCTTGCTGTCAGCGCCCTGAATGGACGGGGCAAGATTGCGCAGCGCCTTCGCGGTGCCGATCACGGTAGCAGGCTTGCCGTCGGCAGAGGCCTCCACATGGGCAATCAGGTCAAGCAGCGCACTCTCGGAATAGGTACCGGCAGCAGGGAAATAGGTAGCGCCCAGGTCGTTTGCGGTAATACCTTCCCACGCGGCAAAAATATCGTCAAGCATACGCTTGCGGAAAGACTCGCCGACCTTGGCAATGAACTTGTTGAAATCAACCTGACCGCTCAGCACTCTCTCCAGCTCCTCATAGATCTTCACGCCCTTGTAGGAAGTCTTCAGGGAGACGTCCTTATAGCCGCCAAGTCTCTGCCTGCGCAGCGCCTGGGAACCGGGAGCGATCTCATCAACTTCGAACAGGTTGCTGTCTTCCACAAGGAACAGGTTCTTGTCGCCAAGCGCCATATTTCTGTAATCAACCAGGCTGTTGAAATACTCGTCGCCGGTCAGACCCTCGTGAATGGTCAGGGGGATGATTTCCTCAATGATGGCGAAAAGGCCGTTGCACTTGCCGTCACGTACCTTGCGCATATCCAGCTTCGTGTCGCCGCCGTTGGCGTCGACCAGAGCCTTCTGCAGCACAGTCAGCGCTTCATCCATCGAATATTTTTCAGGGCGATGTCTGTAAGTATCGATCGCCAGTTTTACAATATCATTCATGTCGTTACCTCCTCTCTCTGTTAATCATTAATCTGGATCACGTAATAGGTATATCTGCCTTTGGTCTCAATCGCGACCACCTTGCCAACTTTAGCAGAACCGTTGGTGGCGGATTTCACAACCTTCAGCTTCGTGCTGGCCTGCGCCTCTACAATATCGCCCACAGCGATTTCCGCGGCGGCATCCAGAGCGTCGGCAGTAACGCTGAAAATATCGTGCCTGTGCAGCGTATAGCAGCGCAGCACGTCTCCGGCCTCGTTAAAAAATTCATCAATGTTGTGTACCCTCTCGTCATAAATCAGTTCAGGGGTCGCAACAAGAACAAGGTTCTCCACAGACGTATTGGCAGCGGGGGTAACTCCCTTCCATACTTCTCTTGAAAGCATCCCGCTCAGTTTCAGCACGTTGCCGTTATCGATCGCGGTAGGCGTGCTGGTATTATTAGCGCCGTCCACCATGTACTTCACATGATGCAGACAGGCTTCTACTCTCGTACCGATCATCAGGTCGGTACGTACAACACCGTGTGCCATAAATTTCTCCTCCTATAAAATCAAATTAAATACTTTTTGCACAGACCGCCGTAAGGCTCGTCGTCTGTCACCTTTTCAACGGGGATAATTACCTTTTCGGCAGGCTCTTCGCTGAACGCCAGCTTGCTCAATCTGCCTTTGATGGCATAGCATTTGTCCTCAATGTCCTCTGCCGTCATGCCTTCGCAGGTTTTCTTCAGTTCCTCAAACCGCTCGTTTCCGTTCAGTTCCGGGAATCCGGCAAACACCGCGTTCACTTTCGCGTCAAACCGTTCCTTCTCAACACCGGCCTTGAACTCAGCCAGCTCTCTGATCCTTCCGCAAAGCTCCTCTGCCGCTGCGTCAAACGCCTCTACAGCGCCGCTGACGGTATCACCCGTCTCTCCCTCATCGAAATCGACGAAAGAAATCTTCTTGCGCTTTTTGCTTTCCCAGTTGATAACCACGCCGTCGCCGTTTCTCTCGAACGCGAACCCGTAAAAGTTACCGTCTTCGCTGCTTTCCACGTAGACCTCTCCGGCTTCCATGTCGCAATCTACAAACCAGTAGTCATTAACCATCCACTCCGGGTCGTATCTGGCCGGGTGCTTCTTCTCGCTGATCGCGTCGCAAATCTCCTTGCGCAGCTGATCCATCGTCAGACCGAATTTCTTCTTCGCGGTATCGTCATCGCCGTCGTCAGTTTCTACGACGTCCTCGGATTCGTCCGTATTGTCATCATCGGCGTCATCCGCGGATGACGCGTCGTCAGTGCCGCCGTCGTCAGTACCGCCGTCCGTATCGTCAGCGGGATCGTCGTCTGCGTATTTCTCGTCTGCAACCGCCTGTAACTTTTCACGCAATTCGTCTTCCGTCATACCGTCAACCGAAAAAATAACGTCTTCCGCCGTCAGGTTAAACTCGGCAAGCAATTTCTCAATGTCCAATGAGTGCTCTCCTCCTTTCGTCGAAATATCATTTTTATCTATATCAACCTCTTGTGAGGCAATATATGCAAAACTTTCCTTCAGTTCCGCCAGCATTTCCTGCATCTTCTCTTTAAAATCCTCTGCGGAATAAAGCAGCAGCTCGCTCCCTTCAAAACAGGGGCGCGCCGTTTCCAGCAGGCAAAGGGCCGTGAACTGAAAATCCTCTACAACAAACACCTTGTCGTCGTTCGTAAAGCCGCTTCTTACAGAGATTTCCATAGAATGGTCTACACTGCCGCCCATGTCATCCTTGATATGCTGGAACACGTCCTGCCGCTTCCACAGCAGCACGCCGTCCGCGACAAGGTACTCGTGCTCGTCGCCGCTTTCGTCTTCCTCTTCCGAAAAATAAAACACGGCGCTTTCCGGCACTACGCCGCAAGGCTCCGTCAGCTGGCTCAATTTCAGTTCTCCGTCGCCGTCACGCCTCAGCTCCACGTCGTGTGAGCCGATCACGTTATCGTCTTTGTCGTAATGTGCCACGATTGGCACGTTGTATAAAGAAGGAAGAGCCCTTTCAACGGCCTCTTTGGAAATAAAAGAACCGTTGCGATTCTTCCCCGTATACATGATCTTCAGCTTCCCTCTGGCGAACGACTGGTTTATGTCTTCGATGTCATAAACACATTTCCCGTCCGTGTGGTAGGGAAGCGTTAGTATCTCCCTCATCGGAGACCACCTCCGTCAAAACGTAAGCACGTCAGAGATCGCATACGCTCCATCGGGGGCGGCGGCGAATACGCCGTCCGGCTGTTTCTTATTAAAAAAAACCCAGCAGCCATTACTGCCGGATCTGTCCTGGAATAGCTCATACCCCTGTTCCAGCAGCAAATCTCTTGTCGCTTCGTCTTTTGTATAAATAAACACCATTTCCTCCTCACGCGTCCTCGCGCGTCTGCTCGCCCTGTTCCGTCAGTTCTCCGGCGTCCTTCTCCGGCGCGCCTGTCTTGTCTCCCGGCACAGTCTGCTTTTCATTCAGATCCTTCGCGGAAAGCGTGGCCGAACTCTTCAGCGGCATAAACCGATTAGTAAGGTCAAGCACGTCGTTCTCCAGATAGTTCATACAATCCAGTTCGTCCTGGCTCATGCCCTGCGTCGCAGCAAAATAACTGATCATCGGTAATCCGTATTGACAGGCCTTCAGGTACTCATCTCCCATCTCCTTGCGGTTGAACGGGCTGCAATCCAGAAACGTCACTTTGAAAATTTTTCCGTAGGACTGTCTGTGCAGATACCGGTTCAACACGCACCCGATATTCTTGACAATCCCGTACGTCACCGCCTGATCCACCTTAATGGAAAGCAGCAGCGCATTGGCGGAAGGTTTCTCGCTGTTGAACAGCAGCTGCGATACACCGGCCGCGGTAAATAGATTCCGTTCCGCTTCGGCCACCCTGTCTGTATCGCCGACATTCGATTTCTCGAATCCGATCTTCTCGATCTTCATCGGCGACAGCACAGACCCGACTTCCTCCGGCAGCACACCGTCAAGGTTGCGCCAGAAATCAACGGCCTTTTCGTAATCTAATTTCCATTCTCCGTCATCGTCCATCTCAAGATACATAGCAAGGATGGCGTAGTTTTCAAGCTCTGTCCGCGCCTTTTTCAGCGCTTTGTAATCTTCGATATCGTAAATCTCACGGAACACACCCGCAAAAGGAGGTACGGCGTATTCCAGAATCTCGTCGTTGCACTTTACCGCAAACGAGTCCGGCGCTTTCAGTTCCTGCCATTTCTGATGCTGCATATCCTTCTTATACAGCTTGTACTTCTCCGCAAACTCATCAGGATAATACGGCAGATACTGGCTGTTCGTGTCGAAATATGAAAAGTTGAACGACACGTTCGGCACGTTGTCCTCCACCACCGCGATCTTGCAATAATCGGACGGAAGCTGCTGAATTACAATACTGTCGCCGTTCGGCCGGAAGGTTCCGTAAAATACATCCTCCCGCAAACACACCTTCAGTATCTTCGGGAACTGATTCCGGATATCCAGCTTTTGCAGCATCTCCAAAGTCTCTTTATAGTATTTCTTCGTCCGGTTGACGTTCTGTTTCGTGGTGTCGATATTGGCAGGGGAGACGACGTACGCCAGGTCGGAAAGCGAAACAAAATACTGTATCAGCCGTCTGAAATGGCTGCTGGCATTATAAATGTATATCGCCGCGTCCCGCAGATTCTTCTCGTTCGCCGCCGGGTTCTCAAGAAAGTCGGCGATCTTATCCTTCGTCCATTTCCGGAAAACCGGCGAAGCGTTGTTTTGGTTCAGATCCCGCAACACCACACGTGACATGTCAGCATACTTTCTGCCGAACAGGTTGAACGTCGCGCCGAGCGGCACATCGTTCTTCGGGCTGGCGACTTCTTTCGCCGGCGCGTCTTTGATTTCTGTCGTTGCGATAGCACTCACCGCCTTTCTGTCATGCTCTTAATTTCGGCGCTCTGAATAAAAAAGAGCCGTCGCTCACATCGGAGTTACGGTTCTTGCGTTTCAGCGTCGATTCGATTTGGGTAGAAACCCAATAATTATAGGATAGGCTCGAATACCTGTCCTTTCTCATATTGCTTCGCTCTTTTATTTTAATGTTGCCGCTTGTCTCTTCGTGCTGAAGACTGACCAACTCGTTAATCAACAATGTTGTGTTGATATAAGGTAGTTTCATTTTCAGCTTGTCTGAAACAGGCAACTGATTGTACCCTTTGATTTCTCCCAGCAGCGCGTCCGCGTCATACTCCGTTTCCAGCAGACGGATGCGTCCCTGCCGGAACCCTTCTCTAAGCTTCACCGCGCATTCGGAGTTGAATTTCTGTGATGCGTTGATCGCCCAGATCACTTTCTCCGCATTCTTGCTTGTGCATCTCGCAGCAATCTCCGGGTTGTTGTAGCACGAAAGCGCCGGGTATATTTCTCCCGTCTCCGGGTCTGTCAGGTCGGTCAGCAGGCTGTCCAGAATACCGAAACCGACGCCTCTTGCGTCGATCACGAGGTAATCGCACTGGTATTGATCAAATAGCTTCCGCACTCTTACCGCCTGCTCTGCCGTATGGCCGCCTTCCGTCGTTTCAGCATAAACAATGTTGTTCATGTAACGTCCGGCTCTTGTCGGTACCATCTGGTTGATAAACAGCGCCGATGCGTCGTTATTATGTTTCGTACTGGCCATCAACGCCAGGTCAATGGACAAGATCCGCTTCTCTCCCGGCGTCTTCTGTGGTATCCGCAGATGCGTGCTGTTGCCGAGCTTTACGGAAAGCTCGTCCGGCAGCATCGGGTACTGTAATTTTCTGTTTTTGGCGACTGTCTCATAACTGAAAAACGTCCCGTCGGAATCTCCCCAGAAAACAGCCTCCATCTCCATACTCCACTTAATTTCGTTGAAGTCGTCGTCCAACATCTGGTCTGCGATATCGTCCCTCGAAAACAAGCCTTCTTTGATGGCAAGCTGGTAGGGAAATGAACAGATAAACCACGAGTGGTCTGGGTTGACCATATTTTTTACAAACGATTTAACCTTTGTATAACTCCAATGCTCCTGAAACCGTTGTGTTCTATATAAAGAACTTACTGTTTCTCGGCGTTCCCTTTTGGCTATGCCTACTTGGGTTTGTGTAACGCTCCACAGCTTAAAGGTGCAACGACACCTCAAGACCGCAGTCTCTCTATTCAGGCTGCGTATCTCATTAAATTGATAGCCGCGTTGTAATCGCGGTCGATCACAGCTCCACATTCTTCACAAACAAATGTGCGATCGCTTAGCTTCAAGTTGTGCTTGACGCAACCGCAATGCGAACAAGTCTTGCTCGACGGATAGAATCTGTCCGCTTGTACAAACTCGATTCCTCTGTCTTCGCACTTATACTGCATTTGACGGATAACTTCCGCAAAGCACTGTTCTCCGATTGCTTTCGCTAAGTGTCGATTCTTCATCATACCGCGCACATTCAGGTCTTCCATTACTACCCTGTATGGTAGCCGTGACACAAGGCTGTGTGTGGTTTGATGAATGTAGTTATTTCTGATATCTGCGATGCGTTGATACAGCTTACGAACCTTCTCTTCTTCGCGCATAATATTACTCGTCTTAACATATTTACTTCCTTGCCGATTCGCTTCATATTTACGGTCAATTGTCCGCTTTATATGTACGAGTTGCCGATTAAGGAATCTCATACGCTTTGACTTGTTAATGTTATGGAAGACGATACGTTCGTCACCGTATGCCGCTGTGATTAAATCTTTTACTCCGAGGTCTATACCCATTACTTTATCAGTCAGTACGGGCGCTTGGTTCTCGCGATCCATCCCAAAAGATAACATCCATTTGCCGTTCTTATAGGAAATACGAGGGTTGGTAAACTTATGTCCTTTTCCTTGTGGTAAGTCAAAATCCGTTTTGTACTTTACCTTGCTTAATTTTTGAACTGTAACAAATACATCATTAAAATAAATATCTTCTGGTACTGGATAATTCGGCTTTGACTTCTTTCTGCTCTTAAATTTAGGAAATCCTCCTTGCTTTCTGAAGAACCTTTCATAGTCTCTCTGCAAGTCTTGACAAACTATCTGCAATGACCTCGCGCTTATTTCGTAAAGCCACTCATGTTCTCCGTCGTTCTTTAACGGTTTTAACAAATTAGACATATCGAACGCTGACAAGTGTTTCCCGCCTTGTTCTCTGATCTCCTGTTGTTTCGCAAGCATGTAGTTCCATATGTAACGGCAGGCCCCGATGTGCTTCCACATCAGTTCTTCCTGTTGCTTTGTGGGGTATAACCTGATTTTGTAAGATCGTATCAATTTCGTTGCACCTCCTTCCTGTGGTAAAGAAGTTATATATAAATCAGCCGTAATCATCGTTGTTCCACAGTCAACTCCGAAAGGTAGCTACTCCCTGTCCGGCTGAGTTATATTCAGTAAGTTCACGGGTCGCTAATCCGTATAGGGGATGCTATCCCTCCTCCTGCTTTCACAGGAGCGCAGACTATATCTTCACCCTCCTCAGAGGGGCACACCACTTCGGGTCGCTTGACCCTACTCCCGCTCCCGGGATAGTCGTTGAACGTTCCTCTATTCGCGGCTTCGCTGCTGATTGCCCATTCTCAAAACGTTTAGGTTTTAACCTTGCGCCATCCATACCCTTTTTTCTACTTTCGTCACCGTCACGCTCAGCCTTGTTTCATGCTCACGTTGTGGTGTGTATGGCTTTAGGGGTTCCCAGCAATTCAGTATGTAGTTTTTCGTGCAGATTACTCTACACGCCTACTATAATTTGCACAATCATTTCGTTAACAAACAATATAATATGTGCAACAGTTAATAGGCCGACGAAAGATACACCTGTCTGTTCCTCTCCTTCGCCTTCAGCCCCGCGTATTGCGGTTTGTTCAGGTACGGCGGTTGTCTGCTCGTCGTCAGGAACTTGGAAAGAACGGTGTCGATCGTATCTTTATCAATCATGCGAAACTCATCCAGCACCAGGATATTGGCGCGGTTGCTTCGCGCTGTGTCAGTTGAAGTAACAACCTTTATATAAGATCCATTTAAAAAATAAGCCGCAGCCTGCTGCGACGATATCTGCACGTCTCCACCCTTGAGCTCTTTTTTCAGTTCCGGCGATCTTGGTATCAGCTGCGTCTTGATTTTTTCCAACACGACAACCGCCTGTCCTCTCGTACCGGAAGCGATACAAATCATCGTTCCGGGGTACAGCACACACCGCACCACGCAATAAATGGCAATCAAAAACGATTTACCGATACCTCTACTGGCAATCATACAGAACGCCGAATTAAGGTTCATCATAAAAATACAGATCTTCTGAAACCACTTTAGATCTATGTGCAAAAAATCTTTTACAAACCTGTGCGGGTTCGCCCGGTAAAATCCTGCTGCCCGCGACACGGCCTCCATATGGTTGTATTTCTTAGCCATCATCATCACCGCCCGGTGTGATCAGCTCTCTACCGAACATATCGTCAAACGTACTCTCGTCATCGTCGTCCTCAAACTTCGGCCGTTCAATGGTGTATCTCTCCAGCTCCTCCTGATAAACGTCGGCGTACTTGTTCCGTATGCCGACCATTCTGCAGAGCTGTCCAAGGAACCATGCTGTAATATTTCTCTTGAATTTATCTACGTCCTCAAATTCCGGGTCTGGGTCAATCACCGGTTTGTCTTCTTCCCATCTGGCGATCTCCACCCCAAACGGAATGTAGTTTTCTTCCGCCGCCTCTCGTTTCTGTGACGGCTGCAGGTTCATACTGCCGAGCAGTCCGTTCAACGTGCTGCTCAGTTTCTCCGTCGATTTGCCTTCCGCCCTCAGATGATTGATATCTATTTCAAGTCCGCAAATCTGCCTCAGCAGCGCGTCCGCTCCGGGGTCAAGCACCGTTCCTTCCGGGTACTGACTGAGCCAATATTTCCGCCTCGTCTCCAGTTCTCTGTACTTGTCCGGCTGCAATCCCGTCCCCCAGTAAGCGACAACGTCATCGTCGATCTCCTCTTCTTCTTTTACGGGCTCTAAATCCTCAGCCGTTTTGTCCATATAATTGTTTACGATTGCCTCCGTCTTTGCTTCCTCCGCCGCAATCGCTTCCTGCTCCGCCGCCTTTCGCGCAATCTCGCGTTCTTCATCCAACGTATCGTCATAAGTTTTCCCGGTAAACCTGTAAACATTGGCGTGTGAAATGTAGGAACGGATACGGGAGGAGGATGTAGAAGCGTCGGCCAGCGACTCATAAATTGATTCGTTCCAATAGATATCAAACTTCTGGCAAACGCGCATCATCGCCTCTCTGTCGCTGTCAAGGCTCGCCTTGTAGTGCGTAAACAGGTCGTCCACACAAAACGAGCAAATCGGCAGGTATCCGCCATTGCCGTAGTAAATCGTGCTCTGTGAAACAGGGAAATTATTCCTCTGTTTGTTATACTTCCTTCCGCAGCGGCAGCACCAGAACTCTGTCCTCTCCGCCACGCCTTCCGGCAGGTTCGGCTTCGTCTTGGATTGTTTTGCCGATTTTGGCTTCGTCGGCTGCAAACTTTTGATTCTCGTCGTTGCCATACCTTCGCCTTACTTTCTCACAAAACCTTCCTTTACGACACGCTTCAGATTGGAAGCGGGCGTAAACTTCGGCGAAAGAAACGGCTCGATAATCTTCTCTTCTCCCTGCATCGTCTTAATTTTCTTCGGTGCATTTTCTCTCACGGCGAACGTACCGAATCCGGTAAAGTGTACGGATTCTCCTTCTCCCATCAGCTCTGTCAGCGTGGAGATAAAGTCCGTCATAATAATATCCGCGTCTTTTTTGGTATAGCCTTTCTTGGCAAGCACTGCGGCAAATTCCTTTTTATTCAGCATCCTTTTCTTCTCTTCCTTTTCTTCTCAAATTTCGTCAAACGATTTCTTCGCTGCGCCCTTGATCCCGTCTACAGTAAAATACTCGCCAAAGGAATCAGAGGCGTCATTATCATTATATATAGACAACATCGATATATTGGACCATCCGAAATACTGCTGTACCATATCGCTCGGAACGCCTGCCTTCATCAGCCTCGTGCAAAGCTGATGCCGCAGACTGTGAAAATAAAACGGCCTACCAAGTATCTTGGTTATCGTATGAGTGTAAGAATTCAGCGTCGTGATTTTCATTGTCTCCCCGGTATCCGGGTTGATAAACAACGAATCGTTATCGGAAAGACCAAGCCTCTTTCTTTCCGCCATCCATAAATCGTAATACTTCTTAAAGTCCAGCAATGTATATTTTGTCAACAGTTTCCCTGTCTTCCCGCGCCCCTTAGTTCGTATCTTCTCCGGCGTCCGGTATAACGCTGCATTCTCCATAATGTTATCGTCAGTAAAATAAGACGTCTTGAAGAGCAGCAGCTCCGCCTTTCTCGCCCCGCTGAACGCAGCCAGCGCGAAAGCACATGCCTGTTGGTATTTCCCACTGTCAACAAGCGCGTTCAGCACCATATCCACTTCATCTTCCGTCAGTATCGTCTTCGGCCGCACGTCCTGCTTCACCGGTGATTCTATCTTTCTGACAATCGGCCGATAGTCAGGCAACTCGTCATCCATCATGTTTTCAATATAGTTGCTCAGCGAGCTGAGTACAGACTTCACCCTCGCCAGCCGATTCGGGCTCCACATCCATTCCGTCAGCGCAAACTTCTGGAACTGAGCAATCTCTCTCTTTTTAAGATCTACAAAATATTTATTATCGTTGTAAAGTAGATTCCAGCAAAAGAATATTTTCAGATCGCTCTCGTACCCATACACCGTGCTCTTGTTCCTGTCGGCGGATATGAGATAGTCTAAGAAATCCGCCATCAGCTGTTTGTTATCCGGACTAATCTTTTCGATCATCTCCGGCGACGTTATATAATTGTATACTGTTCTGCGTCCCACATTCCGCCTCCTTTCTCAATTGAGCACAAACGTATGCTCGTCCGTCTTGCCCTTTCCTTCTTCAAAAATAATAAACGACGCCGTCGCGTCGGCAGCTTTCCTCAACCGCATCGAAAAGTCGTCGGAACCGATAATAGAACCAACGCCGATATACCCGCGCTTCACACCGCAATTGCCGTACTGCGAATGGTGCTTGTGTCCCGCCAGCAGATAAGAAATATCCTCGCCGTAAACGTCGGCATAGTCCTTGATCGCTGAGGCAAGGTCATTTACCTCTCCGTGTACACCGAGCAAATTCATCCCTGCGACGGTGTCAAAGATCATGCCGGTCTTATTTTCAATGAAGCTGAAATTAGGATTGTTTTCGTTTTTAATCGTAATGCAATTCCTTACGATTTTTCCGGCCGACTCGCACAGGTGCTCGTTCTTTCTCCCGTCCAGCAACCGCAACTCGTCATGGTTGCCGTCCGTCTGGGCATAAACCACATTAACAAACTCAGAAAGTCTGCGCAGCCATTCGCCCATGTAGTTCCCAAATAAGATGGCGCTGTCGATCACGCCGAACCGCAGCGTCCAGATCTGTGAGTTCCGCAAAAAACCGTCCACACTGTCACCGAGGTTATAAACGCGGATCACGCTGAATTTCTCCCGCTCTACAATTTCTTTCGTCTCCGTAAGGATCTTCTCCATGCGATCATAAAAAATCTCCGGCGAGTACTCGTTGATCACTTCGTCGCGAAGACCGAAGATCCTATACTCTTTCCCAAAATGGCAATCTGCAATACAAAGAACACCTTCACGCTTCCCGTGAACCGCCGGAATATTCTTTACCGGCACCGGTATCTGGGAATAGGTCTTGATCGTGTCAATTACTTTTTCCTCAAACAGGTCGTCACGCGCCTCTTCCCGCAGCCATCTGGCGTACTCGTTCTTTTCCGTCTGTAGTTTATAGCGTTCCTTTTGAAGAGCTTCCTTCATCCGCGTCAAGCTGTTCGCCATTTCGGTGTCGCTGAGCGACAGCACATTCTCTTCCTGTATACTATCGATCAGCTGCATCGTCCGGCAAGAACCGTACATCAGCCTTCTTGCCACATCTGTTGAAAACTGTTTGCCGTAAACATATTCACTAAGATCCGCATAGCTGTAATGTGAAAGTGTCCTGTCCACGATCTTTCCGTAAACAAGACGCCTATGATATTCGTACTCATTCTCGTCGTCTCTTCTGGCGAGAGGATCAGCGTTCATTGGTAACGCCCTCCTCATGCAGAGACTTAATAAACAGAACCGCTTTTTTGTTTTCCTCCATGTAATACTTGTTTACCGTCCGTCTGATATGGACGTATGGGAAAATCTTTCTCACGACCTCTGCCTCATCACGGGTAATACTTAACAAATTATAATTTCTCCTTTTGATTCATTTAACAGGAAAAATACGCTGTTATCTCTCCTATCATTATTGAGAACCCCACACTATAGTAAAAACCCCGTATTTCTACGGGGTTTTAAGCATCGTCTATTTTTCAAATATTCAGCTTTTGCTGTCTTCGTACCATTGTCTCTGCCGTTTCTTCTGCTCTGCGTCACAACACCTCTTGCAGTACTTTTTCACATTGTTCGTCTTCTTCACCACAAGCCCGCAGCACTCGCACCGTATATATTTTTCTCCGCGGTACATCCTGTACTGATTCCCGATATTGCGAAAGTCATCGACATTCAGCACAACAGGGGAGTCGTTGTTGATAATCATCACACGGATATTGGTGTTGTCGACGATCTTACTGAAGTCAATCAGCCCCGCATGCCACATACCGCGCAGCATATCGCACCTGCGCTTCTGGTCGAGATGTTCCGAATTGGCCAGAGAAAATATCTCCCTATGCTCTCTGTTCACCCAGTTGTTGTTTTTAGGCGACGCCGCGTTCCCGAGCTTTGCAAGGCACAGCAACGTAAACAGTACCCGCTGCGCCATTCCTCCATCCACAGCTCCTATCGTCTCAAGTTCGGCCTCTGTAATTCCAACGCTTTCTATTTCCACAAGCGGTCTCTTCCCCGCGTTCTTGGAACAGTACTCAAGAACCTCATCCCAGCGTCCAAGCCGTATCTCCGGGTTGCACCGCAGCATAAACTGTTCCAACAGAGGTCTTATCTCACTCTGTTTATACCCGTCCGCGTGATAATACTTCGCTACGCGCATCAACGTTTTCGCCGGAGATCTCCCAAGCGACCTGTTTTCCAACGCCTCCACCGCCGCGTTTCTCTCATTCAAAATAATTTCCGACATAGTACGTCGCCTCCTTTTCATTCATTGAAAACGTCATCCCGGAATACGTTATATCTCCGTCACTGTCTTTTTCAGGGTAGTGTATAACTCTGTTGCGACTGATAAGGTTCTCAACAATCTGTTCTCCGCACACTCCCCACACGAACTGTTTGCTGCTGTCAGACTTATAGCAAACATCAAGAAGGATATCGCAAAGCGTCTCCTGATTGGTGCATATCGCATAACAGTTTCTCATGAATATCTCGTTAAGTGTAAAATATCTTTCATTCGCAGATATGTCAGATGTCGCGGTAGTATTCCACTCCGTCGCAATTTCTTTCTGCCTGCCGACATACGCACGGTACTCTCTCGCGATCTTTGTATACTGACTCTGCGTATACGGCTTCCCGCTTTTCATAAAGGAATAGTCAAACTCCACGTCGGCACAGTAGCGGGATATACACTTATCAAACTCCTTTTCAAACAATCGGCATATCTCATTCATCACGCAGTCTCCCGTTCCAACGGGCGTTCGTCTCTTGCAGTAATCGACAAAATCTTTTTCCTGTTCCGTGAACGATTCCTCCGGCCGCGCCATCAGCTCTTTAATATCCGTCCCCACGCAGCACATCGCCTTTGTCGCCGTATGTTTTACGTAATCTTTATACTGCCGCATCAGGTCGGGATAAACGTAAATCATAAAGTACGGTTTCTTATCCGCAACAATCTCCCGGTTGATCTCTCGCGTAGCCTCTCCATCAAACTGCGTATCGTCCGCCGTCCAGCCGCTCATATCGTACCAGAAGCGCGGCATAGGTTTAGAGATGATGCCCTTGGATTTGTCGATACTGTTCTGCTGAAGGTGCTCTCCACATGTGATTCTGTACTCCAGCGTTTCATACTCCGGGCTTCCTTTCGGGAAACCGGACTGCACCTCAAACATCGCCGTGATATGATTCGTGATTCTTCCTATATCATCTCCGAAACTGTTGATATTTGATTCTATCAGATTCTCTTCCGTGATCGCCATCTTTTCCGCGTTGTGCTGCTCACACATCACCGTCGGTTTATAGACGAACTTATTGAGCAATACTTCGTTGTCGGTCGTAAAGACCAGGTCTCCGTCTTTCCTTGATACCGCATATCACTATGCGGAGTAGACTATTTCATTCTCCCATAAGGGAGATCCGGCGCTTCCCGCGCTGGAATTTCACCAGCGCAGTACCGGGTTCATAGGCGTATCTTTCAACTTAGCCTGTATCCCGTAGTCGTTACACCTTCCGGCCCGTTTCCGGTCCGGCTTGGCACGACATTGTCTGTGATATGCCGCCACAGATTTTTGTCGTTAGCCGCTTACGCGACACCCTGCATTTACAGGTTCACCGGATTTTCACTGTGCCGTTACCGACACAGGGGACTAAAACGTTAATCCATCCCGTTCAGCGCGGCCGCCATCGTATCCCAGCAATTAAACAGCGTACACGTATTCATATACCGGTACCAGTATTCCGGCTGTTCTCCTCTGGCAACCTTCGCTTTCCTCACGTTGTTGATGCTGGTCATCGGCGCACGGAAGCACATCACCTCATCCGCTCCGTCGTCGATCCAGTACCGGTTATAAATCTCTCCCTTCTTCAGCAGCCCCGTCACCGGCAGCCCGAACATACTCTGGCACAGGGCGTACGGGTCGCCGCAAACGATGGAGTAGTTGCCGTGAACCATCAGCACGCCGACTTTTGCGTCGTTGATCCGCTTGCGGATCATATGGTAAATCGTCCGCTTTACGAATGGATCGTCAAACACCCGTTTGTCTATCATCATCGCTTTCACAAAGTCGTCGTCGATATAGTCCACGTTGTGCTCATTCAGCCCAACGCCCTTCAGGAACAGCACCGCCCTCGCGTAATCTCCCGTCAGCACGTCGCTGAACACCTCTCTGGTATGCGCTGTCAGTTTCTCTATGTCGTCCTCATCAAGGTCATAACACTGGATGAACTGGTAATTGAGTCCCCTCTCGTTTTCCAACTCCTCCGGACATACTTTCGGCACGCCAAACGTATAGTGATTCTCTGCGCAACATTTCAGGTACGTTTCCAGATCAGGGTACGCGTTCCATAGCTTCAGCATACTGGTCGTCAGTATCAGCTCCGTCTGTCCAAGGTCAACGTTGTTGCCCCACGCGTCCTTTATCATTCTCGTACCGGCTACATTGTCGGCAAAGTCGAGGTAGTCGAATGTGAACACCATGCCCTTCTCCCACGAGAACCGCGTATTCATGCCGGCGGCGGTATAGTTCAGGCCTAATTCTTTCGACCACCTCTCCGCCAGCGACGGCAGCATAATCCCGTACCCATCCGATTCGTCCAGCGTAATCTCCGCGCCGTACGTGTATTCCATAATCGGCTCGTCTCCGTCGCCGTCCCGCATAGATATAACGTCTTCCACGAAAGAAGTTTCACAATCGTTAACCACAGCAATCCCGTATGGCATACTCACAGGGGTAGAACCGGAGCAGGTGAGCGCCCGGTACGCCTCGAACTTCGCCGGTATAAACTTCTTCTCCGGGTCTCTGCCGTTCTCGATCCGTCTCTTCAGCTCCGGCGCAAGGCGCTCGCTGACGAAAACGATAGTCGACGCCTTCACGCCTCCGTTGGTGCCAAGCAGCCGTACATACTTTATGCCGTTGATCTTAAAGCCTTTGCACGCCCTGCGGTAGTCGCTTACCCTGTCGATGATCAGACACATATAGTCCGGCTTGAACTGTACTTTATCCAGCTCAGAATAAAGTCTTTTTATTTCTTTTTTGTTTTGAAAAGAATGTTCAGACTTTTTTAATCTTTTTATTTCTTTTTTCAAACTTCTCGCAGTTTTTTCCGCATCGGTGATCCCGTTCAACTCGTCAATCCACCGAAGCATCTGGCTGTCGCCGATAGAAACCAGTTCGTCATCCCGTCTCGCATCCGCAAGCGGCAGGGTTAGATCCCACTTTGCGTTGCGCAGTTTACGGGAGTGGATCTTCATAATAAACCTCTGGCAAACAAATTTCTTCAAACCATTTTCACTTCCTCACTACTATTCTGGCTGTCCATTTAGCACGGCTTCACTTTTCACCGTCAATACACTTATCGTCTCGTCGTTTCCCTCCTCAAAACATAACTCATACAGTAAACATTCCTGCACGGCACTCAAGTCGTCGCGCATAGCCAATACTTTGCCAAGAACGGCCTGTAACGGCCTTTCCTTTATCGCGGCTACTATCATGTACGGCACAGCGAACTCTTCAAATACGCCAACAGACAAGGCGCTATCCGCACTTACGGACCACACTTTAGCAGCAACGCACAATCCTTCGCTCAGCGCCCCGTGCCAGTCGGGTGTATCGTACTCGCTCATCCTGTACTTCTTCATTATCTCTTTCACAAGGCGGTAATGTTTCTCCGCCAGTTCTTTTGCTTTACTATCCAATCAATCTCAAACCCCCGTTTATTGTTTTCTCATATTCCGTCGGGTCGTTGCCCGACGTTTTTATTTTACTCTTCTTTCCTCCGGGGTTCCGTTTCGGAACGACTGCCAGTCCGGCGGCGATCCGTTCATCGTGCCACCGCACCCACCGGAGCTCCTGTTTTGATTTATAATTACTGTCTGCTTTTTCTCTCGCCTCCTTTCTTTTTCCCACCGTCTCCTTATCCGGGTTCAATTCTTCCAGCGAGTCAAGCCACTCACAGAACAGCGTCCGCATCCGCTTAGAGGGGATATAGATTTGTATCTTACCGCCGTTGCGGATAGCGGACCGCCACACCCACTGCACCATAGTGGAGAGGGCATAGGCGTCCTCGTCCACCACCGCACCGTTCTGCTGGTAATACAGTTTCTGCCCCACGTTCATGAACACGTTGGCGCAGTAGGCCAGAGCTGTCGCGTGAGCGTACTTATTGGTGGACCGCGAGTTGAAGGCAAGGTGCCGTTTGGAATATCCCTTCCCGCGTATCAGACCGACGGCGGAGCTGAAAGTACCCCAAAGCCGCTTGTCGCTGTCCGTAACGGCCATATGCTGGAAGTAATTGATCAGGTTATTTTTTAGCTGTTCGGTATCACTGCTTGGTTTATTAAACCACGACTCAGAGAGATCATACTTCTTGTCGCCGATTTCATTCAACTTGGAATGTTCCAGTACAGTCACGTTATCCCAAACGGTATAGACATATTCAGGGGTATAACCGTCATGGTCGCAGAATCGGTAGGTCTCGCCGTCGTAGGAAACGTATTTATGCCGATATCGGATATCGTTCATTTGGAACATATAGTAGAGACTGTTGGCTCGGAACATATAGGTAAGCACAAACACTTCACGAAAAGAGAGGAATAGTTCAGGGGGCAATATCCAGCAATAGTACTCCACCCCTTTCTGTTTCCCGGTCACACTGACGAGCTCGCGTGTACAGATTGATTCATACTCCTTCTTAAACGCACTGCCACGGTATTCTTTTTGGCCGGCGCGATAATGTCCCGGTTTATACTCATCAATAAACCCGGCTGCGACAAGCGCCTCCATATCTACCTGGCAGATATCCGTCGTCTCAAGTATCTCGATACACTCATCCAGAATCAGGATATAGCCAAGGTCACGGATCTTATCGAGCATATCGGGAGGGAAGCGGCGAAACGCCTGATGGGTCGTACAGATATTATAGCCGTCACAGATCAGGGAATAGATATGAGAGACCTTGGAGCCGTGGAACTCTGTCTCACGGCGAGGTTCGATGAAGTTCAGTTCCGGGCAGGCCTCATAGATACGGGTAGCCTCTTCCAGGAATGGGGTGACGTAGAGAAAGTGCGAGGAAGGGTGTTCCTTCATGTACTGGATGGCGGCGCAGGTCTTGCCGGAGCCCATGACGGAATCAATAACATAGATCATAAAAACGTCCTTTCTGAGTTAAAATTTCGCGTATAATTGCCAGCGGTAAAAAGTGGCGATTTCTAAATTGTGTCTGAAAAATGCCCGCGAAGCCTTATGTGGCAACGGGTCTCGGAAACCGTCCGGTAAAGAGAGAAAGAGAGACTTAGTTATTTGGATATTAGAGGAAGGCAAAGCCTTATACTGGAAAGAGATAAAGTGAACTCAAAAATGATTTACCAGAGAGAATATAGAGTGTTATAAGCCTGACTCTGATATCCAAGAATCTCCCGACAGTATGGCTGGGTACGAGTATTAACGAGTGCCCAGTTAGGTAACCTTACTGGAAAGGCATCGCTCGTTCCTGCTAACAACCTTTCCCATCATTGCGAAACACTTCCAATATATATTGCTTTGATATTTACAGATACTTCCTTGTTGTATTTTTCGTAAACCTCTATGAGTCAACTGGAAGAAAACCGGAATAGCCAAAGAAAGAATTTCTTATATAGAAATTCTGAATTAGTAGACTCAAAGAGTTCACGAAAGACCAGAACAGTTAATTAAGATTACCAGAATAGGAATCTATATATATTATATTCTGATTTAAATTTTTGTCAGATATTTCCATAATATCCGAACGTATAGTTCAGCACACACCTGACGTCTCACGTACTACGTTATGGGTAAGGTAGTTGTTTTCAGAACCAAGGTTCAGTTCCATATACGCTTTCTCTATCTCCTCACCGGTAATACCGATATAATCCAGCGTCTGTGCTGCAGAGGAATGTCCAAACATCTTCTGAAGCAGCAGTAATTTACGGGGATCGTTGTTGCTCATAACCATCTGGTGGTAAGCGAACGTTTTCCTTAACGTGTGTGTCGATACCTTCACGTTCAACTTCAAATCAGAAGCGATCCCTTTCAGGATACGGTCGACAGAACAGCGTGTCATAGGTTCGCCGTCACAACGGTTGTTGCTGTTGCTTCTGAACATAAAGTCATTCAGAGATACGACGTCCAGCGTATTCTTCAGATACAGCATAACCGCTTCCACAACAGCGTCGTTAATGGTGATGTACCTGTTTCTCTTTGTCTTTCTGGTATTCTTTGTCTTCTTTTCCAGAATAGGAAATGTGTTTCTGAATACAAAGTTCTCATCAATCAGGTGACAGAACCTTAACTGCAACAGGTCACTTACTCGGAGACCGAAGTTAATGCCCACAATAAACAGCATATTGTCTCTGTAACGTCTGTTCTCAATCAGGTACTTTGATATCCTGTCTATATCAGCAAGGTCTTTGATAGGTTCAGACGTATGTTCAGCAGCGATCTCTATCTTTACCTGATCCGTAGGTCTGCCGATCAACTCTTTCGGTACATATCTCGATACCGTAACCCTGTTGATATCAATCACCTTATTATTGGAAGTGATACCCCCTATATCAGACTTAGTATTCTCTGTGTTGGTAGTATTTTTAATATCAGATTTTTTGGATTCAGTATCAGTAGTGATACCGGAAACAACAGGATTGAATTTGTAGATGTCAGCCATAACTGTACCTCCAAAACAGGTGCTTGCATACCACCTTTTATAGTAAGTACATTATACCATATAATAAACAGTAGCGCAAGTTTCCGGTGACATAACTTCGTAAAAATAGTAGATAATATTTCACAAATATGTGTTGTGATTATTGTGCATTGTGACAATGCCAGTATAATGATAATAATTTTCTGTTGTAGAAATAAGTATATGGTATGATGTTGGCCGGTAGCCGTAAGTATGTTTGTCGAAATTCAGATCACCAGAATCAGATTCCGGATTCAGATTATTTTTTGAAATTTTTTTTAAAAAATTTGAGTGAGGTTTATGGCTGCGAAAAGTGGAAAACGAGATCCGGGACACATCGGTAAGGCAGTAAGATCCAAGCAAAATATAAATTGTCTGTTTAGCTATATTTAAAACTAAATTTTTTGCGTGTTTATTCAGTGTTTGAATACAAACCAAAACAAGCCAGTACAGCAGAAACCGTTGATTTTATTGGGTTTGTGGGAAACGGAAGCGGGAGAGGAGGGAGATGGTGATAGTGAAAAATTGAAGGGAGGGAGGGGAGACAACTTGTCGGTTTCGGGCGTGGTAAAACTGGGAAAATATGGGAAATAGACGGGGTAACGTGACGTTCCGGGATTTTGTATCATTGCCCCGTTTGGCGCGGTGGTAAAAGGTGACCGCCCGTTCACCATACCCGGACGGCGGCATCTCAAATTGAGAATTGTTCTCAATTTCACAAAATGACAATTTGTCACAAATGACATATTGTCATTTTTTCGGCGGCTTGTAAAAGGTGACACCCGGTCATCACCCAAAATTTTTCCCGCAAAAATGCAAAAAGGGCTTGCAATCCGTAGAATATGATGATATTATAATGGCGGGCGTTAGATACGCCCGAAAATAATTTTTCACGAAAGGAAAAAAAGAACATGAACACAAACATTACAATCACAACCCGCGCTTATACCGCGCCGTACGCCGCGCCCGTTGCCATCACCGCCACCGCCGCGCCGTATATCACCTTTACCACCACCACCGAAAGAATCCGCGCCGCCCATATCCGCCGCGCCGCCGTTGCCGCCGCTTTTCGCGCCCATCTTTCCGCCGCGCCCGTTTCCGCGCCCGTTTCCGATGATGCCGCCCGCGCCCGTCTTGATGCGGTGGTATCTCATGATTTGATTGTTGACGGGGCGGTGAAGTACCGCTTAGATAATGACCATTGCGCCATTATCACCGGGGACGTGAAAACGAAACGCGATGGGGACTTTTACTCGTTGGCTTGTTGGTACACAAAGACGGCTATCAAGTCAATTATCCGTCATGGCGCGGTCAATAGCTATTACGCCGTTGAATTGTCCCGCGCATTGCCCGCCATTAACACCGCCGCCATCATCGGAAACGGTGCGGAATTGCCCGCCGACATTGCGGACTATGTACAGGACACCGCCGCCGCGCTTATTGAGAACGGGGAACAATACGGCGGCAAAAATGCCCGCCGTATAGCTTGCAACCGGCTTTACAGAACATTATACACGGCGGGACGGCTCACCACAAAAAAAGCCGCCGCCCATGATGCCGTTGAATTATCGGACGATATCCCCGCGCCCGTGACCGCCGCAGACCGGGATCAGATATCCCCGGATTGCCGCCGTTTGGTAAATGCCGCGCTTAATGCCGTGGGCAAGGTGGGAAGTACCGCCCGCCGGGATTTTATCGCGGTAAAGGTCAACGGCATGAAATACGCCGAACGTGCCGCCGATACCGGGCGGAAATTGACCGCCGTTACAACGTCCGTTTCTAAGTCTCAAAAACGTGTAAACGCCTTTTTTGCCGAAAATGCCGCCGCCGTCCGGGCGTTTTTCAATCGCGCCCCGCGCCGTGAATTTTTCATTGATGCCGCCCGCCGTGTGGTAAATCCCGCGCTTTACAATTACCGCTTTATTTCAGACGGTGACGGTGTCTTGTTTGCCGTTGGTGATGCCACGCCGGGATATTCCCGCGCCGATGCCGCCGCCCGCGCCGCCCGTGATGCCGCCCGCGCCCGTTCCATTATTAAACATTATATCGCGCCGTTTGCCGCGCCCGTTCCCGCCGCCATTGATGCCGCCCGCGCCCGGTTTGATGCCGCCGCCGATACCGTTGCCCGCGATGCCGCCCGCGCCGCTTTTCGTTGTCCCCGCGCCCGGATTGATGCCGCCGCCGTTGCCCGGTATCACCGCGCCCGCGATGCCGCCGCCGATGCCGCCCGCGCCGCCGAACGTGCCGCCGCCGTCCGTAAATCGTATTTTGACATTGCCCGCGCCGCCGAACGTGCCGCCGCCGAAAATGCCGCCCGCGCCCGTGATAATGATACCGCCGCCGTAGATGCCGCCCGCCGCGCAGCCGATTATCTCATCACCGCCGCCCGCGCCCGTGAACGTGCCGCCGTTGTCCGTTGACCGCGCCGCCCGTCTGATTGATGCCCCGCCACCCGGCGGGGCTTTTTTTTGTGCATAGAACGCCAAAAATGTATTGAAACGCCGCACAACGTGTTTTTCGCCCGTTGGCAATATAAATCCCTTGCTAACAACAAAAACGCCGTATAGTGGCATTTACGGCTAAAATACGGGCATTTTCATCTATACGCGCCACCGCCCACCGGGCAAGGTGACACCCGGTCATCACCCACACGGGCAAGACCACCGCCACCGCCCACCGGGCAAGGTTACACCCGGTCATC